AAAGTACCCGCTGAAAAAGCATGGGGGTCTGGACGATTAAAAGAGAGCGAAACGAAACAAATACTAGAAAAACTAGGTAAACATGTCATGAATCCAAAATACTCTTTAATGTCTAGACAAGAAGCTTTCTTCAATGCAGTTACACGTGCACTTGACTATGATTTTTCGGCAACTTTAGAAGAAGCTGACCGAGCAAGGAATGAGTTTTTTATGCGTAAAGCCCCTGCTCAACTTTTAGCGATTGCAGCATCTCATCCTGGACGAGTGGAGTTCAATAAAAAAAACCCTAAAAAGTTTAGAAATATTGTAAACAAATGTTGTCGTTTACCTGGTGATATGAGAGCTATTTTAGATGCGTGGAAATCACTTCATGGTGGTAAGAGTAAGTTTCCTAGTTTTTTAAAACGTGCTTTTGAGGATCGTTTGCAAAAATTAACTGCTTATCATGGAAGCAAATACTCGCGTGATACGATTGATATGGCTCGCATATGTCATCCTGCAAAGAAGGTAGTTACGGAAAATGTTTTGGATCCTTTAATGAAAGATGGAAGATTGTTGTTAGATGATGAAGAAACTACATGGGAAAAACATCGTTCTCAAGGGAAATCATGGGTAGAGACGTTTGATGCAATGGGTGGAAGTATTCCACATATGGCAGCTCTTCGAAACATGCGTGGATTTGCACAAAGTGATCCGGGTGTAGAGTATATGGAGAAATACTGTGCAATGCTGTTATCTAGTGTAAAACATGGAAAGCAATTTCCTTATCGTTATATTTCTGCATACGAAGAATGTAAAATTGCTTCTAATCGTCAGGGTAACAATGAAGATTTTATAATGAGTCGGCCTCATAAAGCAAAGTCATTTACTCCTAAAAAAAGGAAGCCTATTAAGTCTGTTTACTTCAAAATAATGGAGAAATGTTTGGAACAGTGTTTAGAGATGTCTATTAAAAATTTCCCATCTTTAAAAGGTGATGTTATTGCACTTAGTGATAATAGTGGAAGTGCATTGGGAACATTTACATCAAAATATGGTAAACGTACAATAGCGGATATTGGAAACTTATCCGCTTTACTTACGGCGTTATCATGTACCGGAAAAGGAGTTGTTGGTGTATTTGGAGATAGATTGCATGAGTATACAGTAGATAAAAATCGTTCTTTTCTTGAGCAATATGAAGAGATTAGCGAGATAGGTGAAAGTGTTGGGGGGAGTACGGAAAATGGTATTTGGTTATTCTTTAAAAGAGCATTCAATAATCCTGCAAACTATAGTTACGATCACTTTTTCTGTTATTCTGACATGCAGGCTGGTCATGGCCAACTTTATGGTAATGATCCTGACATGGATAAAGCATATGAGTGGTCTCCAAATAAAACAACGAAATATATTGATGTAATGTCGTTAATAACAAGTTATCGTAAAATATTGAATTCAAAAATAAATGTTTTTATGGTTCAAACGGCTGGATACAACGACGCAATTATTCCTCAGACAATATATCGTGGTGCAATTATGGCAGGTTGGACAGGAAACGAAGTAATATATGCAGATAAGTTGGTGAGTTTATGGGATGAAGTAGAGAAGTAGTTTTTTATTTTGAATTGTAATAATTAATAACAATAGAAGGGTCCAATCGTATTCGTTTCCATATGTTTCCATCTGACCAATGCAATTCGTTTCTCATATTTTTATAAGTTGTTTGTAAGATAGTACGACCATGGTGTTTATTTTTTGTATTAAAATCAACAATAAGAGTGTTTTTATCTTTATTTGTAAAAGATACTTTCCATTCTAATTCTTTTGGATCACTTCCATAAATAGTTTTTGTAGTATTATCCAATATACGTAAAGTTCCCGTGTGATTAGGATCGTACCAATATTCGATTTGATTAGACATTATAATATCTTTATTTTTTTTTGGATTGAGATCTTTTACATCTTAATTTTTTTCGTGTTTTGTAACATTTTTTAAGATATTTAGGAATAGTTTGAATCTCCTTTTTTTCACTTCTTATAAATATTGTGTAATAAGGTTTTACATCATCATAATGAATAAACATAATTCTTGCTATTTGGTGTCCTTTTTTGGTATATATAACGATATCATCTTTTTTGAACATTACTTAAATGATTAATAAAAATGATTATAAACACATTTAAAATATTAAAATGGATTTCAAAACGAGGTTGTTGAGATTTTATAAAGAAAAATGTCCTTCTAAATGTTCAGATGTAGATATGTTAGCAATAAAATACAAAACAAAAGAGAAGGAATTATTTAGACAATTAACTTTTAAATATGGACCTGAAGCAGAATTATCTAATGCAGATAAAACGGCTATACGTAATAGGACAATGAAACCTGATAAAAAGAAAGAAGAACCAACAAAAAAGCAGATGGATGTTCAAGAATGGATGAACAGCCTTCTCAATGATAAAGACAAGGCGTTATTGAATGAATTAGACAATTATAGTGGTACTAAATTGCCTCAATCTATTCTTGACAAGATTTGATAATAATCAGGATTTATACAAAATAAAAAGATCAAATTATTTTAAAAATGATTTGACTTATATTGTAATATATTTTCAAACAGATCGTTAAAATTTGTAAATATGGATCATAATGAAATTATAAGTGAATTTGAGAACCAGATGAAATGGGCTTTGGATGATTTTAAATCATGGAGAGATAGTCCTGATGCACTCGAAGCAATAAGTAATTTAGCTAATAATACAATTTATCAGCTAAAAGATATTATTGAAGAGTTAAAATCTGATTTAAAGGAAAAAGAAGATTATCAGGCCTATCTTCCTCCACACCTCCAACTCGTAGTATTAACTGGTCTACCTGGTTCAGGGAAGTCAAGTTTGGCAATTGAATTAAAAAAAAGGGGATTTGAAATAGTATGTCAGGACACTTTGGGATCTAGGAAAGCATGTGAGGAAGTTGTAAAGAAACTGATGAAAGAAGGTAAAAAGTGTGTTATAGATAGATGTAATCATACTAATCACCAAAGGAACATCTGGATAAACCTAATGATGAGGTTCGCACCACGACAACTAAATCCCGTGGCATTGATTTTACACCTGAAACAAAATCCAAATGTTTGCATGCAGCGTGTATTAGAAAGGAAGGGTCACAAGACGTTGCCACCAGTTCTTTCATCGAAAAGTGTCATTGATAGATTTGCACTAAGTTTTGAAGAACCATCGCATGATAGGGTATGGGTCGTTGAAGACAACTGGATTGCACCCCTCCTTGCTCTTGCAATTGATCTCGATGGAGCAGTAGATATGTGTCGACGAGGTGTTTCCTCATTTAAAATCCCAACTAAATGATGTATAAAGACGTCATAACTTATTTTTTTTAATAGAATTAGAATGGTTTACTTGAAATAAGTTCTTTGATAGAATCTCCTGCTTCTCCTAGACAATATCCTGCTGCAATTATATAAAAAGTGAATCTTACACTTTTCCATTTTTGTTCCCTTGGGAATAATCCAAACCAATCAGAATATTTTTCGATTAAATCAGGTGTTTCAGGTTCTGTTCCATTGACATAAAGTATCGTATGACGAATTTGAATATTCTTTTTTTTGGACATTAAATTTGTTGTTATTACATTTCCTTTGAAAGAATTTACAAACAATGTTGATGCAACTAAAAACATATGTACAAATAGCTTCATCTCTCTATACTAAATAATAACACATTGGTGTTAATACAATATTAATCTATTTAAAATTATCTATAAATACAGAAGTTATATGGAAATCAGAACGAAACAAGATAAACAAGACGAAGTAAAAAAAATTATATTGAAATTAACAGAACTGCAGTTAACAACAATTTATGAACCTATCAGAGAGCTTTTCAGAATTTTAAAACTTTATGTAGAAGAATCTAAAGATATTAAGATAAATATAAAATTTCCTGAAATAAGAAAAAACATAGTAGGTTATTTAGCTGTTAATAAATCAAAAGAATGTTGGCTAAAGATAACATCTGATTCTTGATGTTTATAAAGAGGAAGATAAAACAATAAGTCCAATTAGTACAAACGCTCTATTACGTCTAGTACGTGTTGGAAGTTCACTTTTTTTTAGACTATTTTCTTTTGATGTTTTTATGAATTCCAAAATATTAGAGAATGCTTCAGAAGGATATATTGGTCCTTTTTTTGTAGTAATAATCTTATTAGAATTTGCTATAATTATATTAAGGTCTGTTTCATCAAGTGTTTCTTTATTCATTAATTCATATGCTAAAGAATATAAAGTGTTATTATTATTTTGAATAAGTTCTAGGGCACGTTTTTCGGCATTTACAAGTTCGTCTTTTACCACAATATCAGATGTATCATCATTAATCATATGAGCAATTCCCTCCATTGCAAATTGTTTGACAATTGCTTCTGCGAGTTGCGAAGAACGCTGTACATCATCCGCAGCACCCGTTGATGAATCTCCATTAAATACATGGGATTCTGCTGCTTTTCCTGCTAACATCATAACTAACCGGTCTCTAAGTTCCAATGCTCTTAAATTTTTAGCATCTCCAACATTAAACATAGTTACACCTAATGAACCACCACTTCTTGGTACTATACTTGCTCGTGTTGCAGAATCAATATTTTCTAAAATAAAAGATGCAAGCACGTGACCTGCTTCATGAATAGCAATTCTCCAATCTGGTTCAGGTTTATCTATTGAATTTTTGGAGTAAATTGGTTTTCCAAGAATATTATCTTCAAGAGCTTGAAAGTAATCGCTTTTTGTTGGTAAGGCACGATCTTGATCCATTGCTAAAATAGATGCTTCGTTTACTATTGATGCAATGTCAGACCCTACGAGTCCAGCAGACATACTTGCGAGGTCTTTAACGTAATTTATATTGTCATTTTCAATATTTGCACCTTGATATTCTATTTGATATGGTATGTATGTCTCGTTTGATGTTTTATTCATGTTACTAAATTTTAAAATAGATTGAGCATCAGAGAGTTTAATTTTTGCGGTTAAATTTGAGAATAAAGTAGCGGGTATTTTAATACCTGCTGCTCTAATAGGATTTATAATTTTTAAAATAGTTGTATTTGAGCAGTTAGATAAGTAATTTTCATTAAGTGTTTGACATAAAATGTCAGATGTAAAAGGACCATTTTTAAACTTTATTTCTTTTGAAGAGACAATATCTCTTTGTTTTTGGATATAATGATTAAAGAGATTTTCCCGTCCTTTTAGATTAGGTATATCTAATTTAACAATATTATCAAATCTTCCTTTTCTTAGAAGTGCAGAATCTAATATATCCTTTCTATTAGTTGCAGCTAGCACTATAATGAGTGGTTGTGACTCATCACGTGCTTTAAACCCGTCCAATTCTACTAATAATTGATTTAGGGTATTGTCTCTATCAGTTGAAACAGATGATTCATCACTTCCACGACTACGACCACATGAATCGAGTTCGTCTATAAAAATCATTGCCGTATTTTTTTTAGATTTTTTAGCATAAAATCTTGCATGTTTAAATAAATTTTTTACACGTTCTACACCAACACCTGCATACTTGCCCTTTACGATTTCAGAAGCAGATACAACTAATAATGGAGCATTAATCGCACTTGCTGCAGCACGTGCAAGTAATGTTTTTCCTGTTCCAGGTGGACCAACAAGTAAAACATTTCTAGGAGGACTTACACCATATCTTCTTGCTTTTGAGAATGAATTCTCAGAATGAATAATTTTAAGTATTTTTTTAAGTTCATCAATCGCATTTTCTATACCTATAACATCTTCCCATGAATTTTGACTAACTCCATCATAAAAAACTTCAATAAAATTATCTATTACCTGATTGGCTTTCATTGGACTTTTTAATAAATCTTGAATAGAGAATACATCATTTATTTTGTTTAAAAAGTCTGTTGCAATATTTTTACATGATTCGGGTTTTACTATACATAATTGAACAAATGTGAAGAGAACCATGTAAGTTGTTTTGCTTACTATTTTTATTGCAGAAGTTTTATTGATAATAGTATTATTCATTTGAGATAGCGAATGATTTGTTTGATTATTTGTATAATTTTTAGGTGATATTTTGTTTAAAGTAAGTGGAGTAACAGAACTATATTCGGGTTGTACTTG